GGGATGCCTAACTCTTTATAGTGCTTGTCATCTACTTCAATCTCGGGGAGTCTTACCCCAACTGGCATAGGTTGCTTGTATGGTTTTAATTGTAACATATACCGTATTATAGGTATAGTTTTGCAAATAGCAAGTTAAAAAAGGTAATTAAATGGAACAAAAATATTCAACAACACTTTTGTCACTTTTTTTAATTTTGTATTCTTATTGGGTATTTTGGATACCAACCACATTATTGGTCGCACATAATAATTTATATAAATTATAATAAATTTATTGCATAAGAAACATTTTCTGTTTTTATATTTATTAATAAAAGCCTCTTTAACGTTGTTTGGGTCGGCTTTTCTTTTTGTGTTATCTAATTGGCTGGACTTAACGCATTTAGATTTAATTAAAAATCCATTAATAAACGAAAGCTCAAACAGAACATACCAATCTTTATTTGAAAAATCTATATAAGTGTCTGAAAAAATATTAATTTTACCAGAAAAGCATTCATCAATCCAGTACTCACCCTTTGTTTTTATGGCGCTCCTCATTGGTTTATCGTTATCGCACACGTACTCATACTCCTCAAAGTATTGAGACTTAAGACTGCCCTCAAAAGACACCATATAATCGCTCGCAGAGCTATCAAGATCCCTAGTCCTAAAGCTATTATTTGTTTTTATTAAGCAAATAACTTCATTAGGGACTTCTGTTTTGCCCCAATCAATGTTTTGAATAAATTTTTCTACGCTTTCGAATAAAACTGTGTCGGACATATCCATAAACTATGTTACACGTTTATACGTCCAATTCCCACAGCTGTTTTTGGAATATTTCAAAATTCTTTTCGATGTCATATAAAGCATCATGCAACTGATTCTCATCAAAAGGAATCTCATAATGCTGCAATAAGAACTTCTGGTTAGTCTTTAAGCCTCTTTCTCTGTAGTTTAGATACCTAAGCTGCCAAGTTAACATATCGTCCTTGTCTGGAGTCTTATTGCCCTTAGCGAGAGCTGTGGCAATGACCTTGGTGTCGAGAATGCGGCTAATGAAAGAGTAATCAATCTCAATACCAAGATTTCGGGCGATAACTCCTAGCATATATATATCATATCCTAACAAATTTTGGCCAACGATTATAACATCCTCATCCATAATTAGGTCAATAAACTCTTTATAAACCTTTTCAGGGTCTTCTGCCTTGCTTAAATATTCTTTTTTATTAAACCCTGTAATTCTAGCCGCATCATCCGATACGTTTAAGTCATCCCACTTAAGAAAGCGGTTTTGCTTTTTTACTATTTTTTTACCCTTAGCTTCAATCCAAGCTAATTGCCAAGGTTTTGATGATACAAGGTTTAAGCCTTCGGTCTCGGTATCAAAGATAATATATTTTTGATCGAATTTAAATCTTAATAGATCTTCCATTATTTTTCCTCCTTCCAAGATTCAACACAAAAACTATCAGACCCGAAATGATCTAAACGAGGATTACTTATACTCGCTTGTCGCCCAGGCTGGCGATTACAAATACACTTATATGTTTGGAATGCCTCAACATCTTCTTTGTTTTCATAATATATGGATTTAGCTTTTATCATTTTTTTGTTCGGTTCGTTTGCAATATACTGCTCAATCTTTTGTTTAAGTAGGAAATCAAAGGGAAGGTTATTGTTTTCGACAATAAAACTCATTTCGTCTGGCAGTGATGGCATACAATTAGCAAACGTTGTAAGGTTTTTATGTAAAAATGAATCATAAAAGGGGACAACGAACTTTAAGTTTTTAAAACTTTCCCAAGGTGTCTTTAATTTTTCGCCAGAACTCTGAGTACATAGACTATATAACTCTTTGCAGCCCTCGTCCCCATCTGCGAAGGCTATAATTTTGCTTTCTGATTCGGGGTTTTCGTCTTTGTTAAAGATGGGTAGACGCAAACCGAAGCGCATTCTATCCCCAAAAAGCCTGAAAGCTGCTGGAAAACCAGTCATAGAGTCTTCTACAAAATAAACCTCTTCGAGATTATTGTCTGTAGCTATTCTATCTACGTCGTCGAGTCGGAGTATACTGTTACCGATTGAGAAGTGAGTTTTAAATAAAGGAATCATTCAGGTATTAAACAATACTAACCTCGTTTTGTCAAGTGTTTTGGACAACCTTCGTAATATTTTATTTCATGGCTACCTTCTTCTGGAACCATTTCTGCATTAAAATCTTCTTGAAAGCAGGACGAAACAAATTCACCATCCTTGTTTTTTATTTCAGCATAAAAGAAATCAAACTTATATGGGCAATGCCACATTACAGTTCCATCTTTTTTGAGTTGACCCTTCTCTTTGGCAAAGCCGCATTGAAGTTTACCACCAAAAGAACCGTCTGATGGAAACCCTTTATCTGCTGCAAAGTTTGCTACTGCGTCATTTTCGTTGAAATTTTCTAAATAATCTTGGACAGATGCCAGTTGAAGTTCAAAGCCCTCCAAGTCATCTTCATCGATAGGGTCCATCTTCATTAAGCCGTTTTTATTTAAATCAAATTTTAAAAATAAGAATTCCGAAGTTCTGTTGACATATTCTGGAAATAAATGTTTTACCGCCAAACAATACATATAGTCTTGGAGGTTGTCTTCTTTTTCTTTCCCTTCAAACATTTTCTTACTAGTCTTGTAGTCTCGGATGATGGCTATTTTTTTATCTTTGTATAGGAAAAGCTGATCAATAAACCCGCGAATATGATAACCATTTTGTTCTATTTCAAAATCTAGTTCGGCATGAGCTTCATCTGGAACCCCTAGATCCTCTCCGTGGAAATTGCAACTAAGGCCATTTAAGATCATCTCTTTGATCATGGTCATGTTGTCTTCATCTGTTACTCCTAGTTCGGTAGCGTCAGACATAATTAAATCTTTTACAGCCTTAGAAGCGAAAGGATCTTCAGCTTTTACGACTTTATTAAATTGTGTTTTAGTTTTTTGTTTTGATAAGAACTCAAAGACATTATGACACACAGTTCCGCGTCTAGCGCCATCATTATTAGTGTCTGGAAGCTTTTGCTTGTATTTTGTCCAATAGATCCAACTGCACGATTGCGCTGTTTTAATGCGACTTGCTGATAATTTAACTTCCATTTAGTGTTTTGATTAATTTTTTACAGTGAATATTCTTTTTTAATTTTTCGATTGAGTTTATTTTATTTAATACCCACTTCTGAAATGGCGCGTCGTCCATTTTCCATTTGTCTGATCTTTCGTACCACTCTTTAAAATCTTTTCCTTCAAGAGCCATATCTCCAAAATCATTAGATAAGGGTGGATTAATTCTAATAAGAGAAAAATCAAAAACTTGGGATAATTTCGCTGCTGTTTTAATTGCAGCCATTCCACCAGAGTTTGACTCTTTATCTTTATCGTTATTTGTCGCAATAATTATTTTCTTTAAATTAAATGAATTAAGATAAGATATCATTGTAGGGGATGCGTCAAGACCAAAAGTCACCAAAACGTTTTTAAATCCATTTTCATATAGAGCGAGGCAATCACCAATGCTCTCCACTAAAATAACTTCTTCGGTATCTTCTATGGCAGAGGAGGATAGTTGGTGGGGATAAACCCAACTACTCTTTTTACCCATGTGTTTCCATTTTGGAATATGTTCATCATTAGTAATAGAGCGACCAGAAAAACCATGAATTTGACTGTCTAAATTATAAATAGGGAATACTATACGACGATACATTTTACCGCCGCCAGCATAACCGCATTTAAATTCAGTTTGCACCCCCGCAGAAATGCCCCTTTTTTCATAAAAAGTTTTCATTGGCAGCAGTTTCTCTAAGTGAGACTCTGGGTAAATTTTTTCCATTTCTATTACTTCCTCTTTTTGGGTGAATGATTCTTTTTGATTTGGGTTGTTTATTAAATATTCTTTAAGAGCTTTAGGGTCTTCTGTTTTTAGTGTCTCTTTTACTAAAGCTGTAAATGGTTTTGCTTGTTCATCTCCACCAAAATCCCTCCAAACCCCAGAGTCTTTATATATAATAAGGGAAGTGCTTGTTTTTCCATTTCGAAAGATGGCGCGAGTTCTCCAGTGGGAGCCGCAATCTTGAAGGCTGTAGCCTAATTTTTCTAGAGAACTTCTGTATTCGTTCATAGATCTTCAAAGGATGGAATATCTGAAGTTTCGCTTCCAACTAAATTGCCTCCAGTATTTCTAAAGTCAACAATATCTCTCAAGTCTCCGCATTCTGTAATATTAAAATTCTTAAATGCAAGATTGATAAAATTCTTTCGAAGGTTGTCATCTACTTGGACGGGTTCAATAGCTCCAGCTATATCTTTGCCAAGGTGTCGGCATTTAACATTAATTAATTTATGAGTGCCAAATTGTGGACCCTCTTCCACGACTTCATCATTTGTTTTTTGACGGAGAATAAACATATGAGAACAGAATTGTGTAATGCGATCAGATAAAGAAACAATAGATTCATCATCAACGATGTTGGCACTTTGTCTATTAGTTGTAATACCGCTTCTGTTTGACTGCACAGAAGTAATCATTGGTATCACTGGATTACCATCTTCTAGTATTTCCTTTTGGATGCATTTTTTGAATTTGTCCACCATTTCTCCGACAAGCTGCCATTCGTTTTTGTTACCACCACCACTATCAGATGATGTTTTAATATAATCAAAAGAGAAAATCATTTTATTCCCGCGTCCAACTGTGGAGTAGTAGAATCTTTTTAGAGTGTTTATCATTGAATCGACATCCATGCCGCCGACATTATAATAGTAGAATTTTAAATTTTTAACTTTCTGCCATACAGCTCGTACTTTTTGTACGGTTTCTGCTCCAGCCTCTCTCCATCTACCGCTTTCAAGAAGATATGATGGGACGCCAGATAAGGCAGCACACTGACGAATGATTAACTCCTCCTTGCTCATTTCCCCGTTATCAAAGTGAAGCACTGGAACATCATACTTAGCAGACACTTTTGTAGAATAATCCATGCAATACTGAGTCTTACCCACACCAGATCGAGCCACAATGACGGTAATATTTCCTGGCCGCAAAAGGGACCCATAAATATCATTGATCTTTTCATGAGGACCCATCATCCCAAACTCTTCTAGTGGGTTATTACCTCTTTCTTCGATAAACCCTTCCATTTGTTCGAAGATATTTTCAGGGATGTCCGCCCCGACTTCGAACATGTTGATGTTTTCGTTATAAATTTGATCAGCAGATTCTATAATCTTCAAATATGGCATATCCGCAGAGATACTCTTCATAGAATCGGATATCTTTTTTGCAGTCTTGTTTATTTCCCTGCGAACGCTGTATTTTTTTAGTTCCTTGATAGAGGACTCAATCTTTTCCTCTGAGTGTATTTTGCGCATAGAGAGGGATCTGACATAATCAATAAGAGAAATATCCTCTTCAAACTTTATTCCCAAATCTCTGATTCTCTGCACTAAAACAATATCATCGATTTGCTCATCTTGTTCGCAAGCCCTCTTTAAAACAGCAAAGAGTGTTCTGTGCAATAATGAGTTATCATAAAAATCAGACTCCCCAATGAGGTGCATGAAATTGAACAAGACTTTTGGCTTCTGGATAAATGCTGCTAAGACTTGTTTTTCGATTTCTAGACTATATATCATATACAACGCATAATACAGACGTTGTTGACACTGTCAAGGATTAATCTAATTCTTCTTCAAAAACATTTTGAGAATATTCTTGGATATAATTTTCAATAGACTTGATCAACCCAGACTCTGTAATTTGAGATTCACAATTTGTATAAATGATTGGTGTGCCATCTTCAGAGCAATACGCTATAATGAAGCCTTTGTAGCATTCTGCACCACCAGTTAACTCATACAGCTGCTCAAGAACTTTTTTGGGGAGTTCAAATTGCTTAAATTTTGGTTCTTCCATGTAATTTATTTTACACTACCCCAAAAGCTTTGCGAAAAATTCTTCTGACAATTCGTCATCTGGGTATATTTGTAACAATTTTATCCCATTTATCTCGCAGAAATCCATTTTTTTGTCATCCCTGCGTATTTGACTTAGAAAATTAGCCCTAGTTTTATGGAAAAATTTAACAAATTTAAGGTGCTGAGCGCCCTGCACCTCTATAGCTATGCCTTTTGTATGGTTATAAAAATCTAAAGAGAGCTGTGTCCCAACCACTTTAAATTCTTCATATACAGCGTCGTATTTCCAGTATTTATAGAGATATTTTCTTACTTCAGCTTGAAATTTACTGCGGCACTTACCATTCCACTTAATTTTGTACCTGTGCGCGTTTCTTACAGCTTTTTCTTTGCCATACAGGGTTTTAAATTTCATAAAAGTAACTCACCAATTTGAGCTTCTACGAGAGGTTTGGCGGGTATTGTTAGGGTTATTTACACCAATTCTGTTATATTGGATTTAAAATAATTTATTAAAAATTCAGATAAACTTTTGTTTTCTTCAATAAAATTGAATACATTAGCTTCTCCATGAATTTTTTCTGGGATATCTGAGCAATAATCC